TAGATCGATGTAGTTCACCGGTTTTTTCTGACCAATACGGTGAGCTCTATCCTCAGATTGCAGTCTAATTTCAAGATCATAGTTATTGCTGTAGTAAACTACGGTGTCTGCTTCTGTAAGTGTGATTCCATAGCCACCAGTTCGCGGCTGACCAACAAAAAACCTTAGACCGCTGTTAGGGTCTTGAAATCGATTAACTATCTCTTGTCGCTCATCTTGGGGCGTCTCACCGTAATAGCTTGCAACGCTATCGTCACCAAACTTTTGAGATAATTCTTGCTCAATCTTGTGGATATCATAGGTGAAGTTACACCATATAATGATCTTGCCCGACGCTTCTTCGATCACGGACATTAGTTCCTTAATCCGATTGCAAGGTAATTCTTGCAACGGCTCGTCGTCCGGTGCTAGAAACCCACAACAAATCTGCTGAAGACGCATGATCTGTGTCAAAACACTTTGTGTTGTAGCCAATTCACCAGAATCAAATTGAGCGAGAGCTAGTTTTTTCATCTGGTTATAGAGCTTGGCTTGCTCGTCAGTGATTTCCACATCACGGCGCTGATATATTTTATCGGGTAAATCCAAGCAATCTTTTTTCAACACACGATTACTAAACTTATCTAACTTAGCATTAAGTTCATCTAATCGCTGATAGCCTGTTATTTGTTGGAACGCCTTGGGTCCCATTGATACACGTTGAACATGCGCATATCTGCCCTGAAAAGCATAGTAACTATTAAAGCCGAGTGCTTTGGTGCTTAGAAAACTGCATTGGCCATACAAATCCATGGGAGATCGTGTGATCGGACTGCCGGTAAGTATTCTCCGATAATCGGCATACTCGCCAAGCTTTACTATATTTTTAGTGCGCTGTGCTTGCCTGTTTTTAATCGTCGTTGATTCATCGACAATCATTATGTTGCCAGGATTCTTCATCAAGAAAGTGTATGCCGCCTGCGCCCCACGCTTTGAAGACAGAGCTTCGACATTCATTACAAAGATGCGCAGTTGTTTGTCTTCATTAGGAACTAATATAGTGTCGAGTTCTTTTTTAAACTTCTTTGACGTGCTGGGAGTCCATCTTACTGCATGGTACTCGACGCCTAAGTGTATCGGTAATTCTTTTTTATACCAGTTATCATAAACACCCTTGGGTGCAATAATTAAAGCGGCTAATATTTTATTATCGCAATACAATTTTCCTACGGTATCGATGGCTACTTTTGATTTACCCGTACCCATCTCCATAAATAGTGCGTAATATTTCGCGGACCACGATTCTTCGAGCGCTGATGCTTGATGATCGTATGGAGTTGTTTTGAAATTATATGTTGACATGGCGGTAGTATTGGCGGTAATCTCACTTTTGTCAAGCCCCGAAAGGCGGCTTTAATAACGAAAGGAGAAAAAAACGTGTCTAACATTCTAGACCAAATGGAGAAAGATTTTGAAAATCAATTCTCCGACAATCTCGATAAGCTTGATACAAAAGAGCTCGGCTCTGTTGCAAATATAGCTAAAGAGATTGCAGCTAAAGAAGCTTGGGTCGCGGATCTTGAAGATCAACTTAAGACTGCGAAACAACAACTTCTTAAACTAACTGACGAAGATCTACCAACGCTACTTGCTGAACTAGGTCTATCTAAGTTTACCCTTGACGACGGCTCTGAGGTCACTATCAAGCAGACCTACGGGGCAAGTATTCGCAGTGATCGTAAATCCGAAGCCTTTGATTGGCTCAGAGACAACGGCTATGACGATATCATCAAGAATACTGTCGCGTGTAAATTTGGTCGCGGTGAAGACAGCCTTGCTGAAAGCTTCATTGAAGTTGCAAGCAAAGCAGGATTCGCAGTTGATCAGAAAACTGAAGTGCATCCACAGACATTACGTGCGTTTGTTAAAGAGCGTGTTGAATCTGGTGATGAATTTCCCATGGAAATGTTCGGTGCTTACATCGGACAACGTGCAATTATAAAAAGAGGTAAATAACTATGGCTACAAGTAAAGCAGTCGCAAAGAAAGAAAACACTGAGCTATCCGTTTTAGACATTTCATTGTTTGAGGCAGATGCCGGTGCGGGTAATGAAAACATGGGAGCAGAAGATCTTGCTCTTCCTTTTCTAAAAATCTTGTCTGGTCTTGATCCGGTCTTGGATCAGAATGAAGAAGCACGCAAAGGTGATATCTATAACACTGTCAGCGGTCAGATCTATAAAGGCAAAGAAGGCATCAAAGTCATCCCTTGTGCCTATCAACGTCGATTCATTGAATGGGAACCACGCGGTAAAGGCAATGGTGCTCCACTCAATATCTACGCGCCTGGTGAGGCTATCCCTGATACTGAAAGATCACCGGATGACAACAAAGACTATGTTGTCGGTGGCGAAGGCCAATACATTGAAGAAACACATCAGCATTTTGTTCTGCTTCTTAATGAAGACGGCGGCGCAGAAACTGCATTGATCGCAATGAAATCTACACAGCTGAAAAAATCACGTAAGTGGAACAGCATGATTGCATCAACTACTCTTCAAGGTAGCAGCGGCTATAGCTTCGTACCACCACGCTATTCACACATCTATGAGTTGAAAACAATTCAAGAGGAAAACTCTAAAGGTTCATGGCACGGCTGGGAAATGTCTCGAGTGGGTTTAATCGAAGACGCAGCCCTTTATGGTCAAGCTAAGGCATTTAGTGAATCAGTAAGTGCGGGCGATGTGAACGTCAAGCACTCGGATGATGAAGAAAAGCAGGACATCCCGTTTTAATTAAACCCTTCCTGCTAACAGGCGGCGGGCAACCGTCGCCTACTTCATTAAAGAATAACTATGAGCGTAGATAAATTTTCAGCCATATTCGACGGGCTCAAAGAAGCTTATGGCACATTTAAGGTCGAGAATAAACAAGCCAATGGCAAGAATACCGGTCGCGCAGGATTAGTCCGTCAGCCGCGGACCAAGGACCTTTGGGAAAAACATCTGCAGGGTACGTTCGGCATCGGCATTATACCGATCAACGAAGACAACAGCTGTAGGTGGGGATGTATTGATATCGATCAATACCCGCTAGATCACAAAGCATTAGTCGATAATATCGCTAAACTAGAATTCCCTATGGTCGTATGCCGATCCAAATCCGGTGGGGCTCACTGTTTTTTGTTTACAAAAGATTGGGTACCGGCGGTCGATATGCAAAAGACCCTACAACATATCTCTGCCGCACTGGGCTACAGCGGTTCCGAGATATTTCCAAAACAAATCAAATTACATTTAGATCGAGGTGACGTAGGTAACTTTCTTAATCTACCTTACTTCAATGCTGAAGAGGGCTTACGTTACGCCATCAAAGATGATGGTAGCTCAGCAACATTAGAAGAATTTTTTGAGCTCTATGATCAACGTGTTATAGATCGTGATGAACTACTTGGACTGCAAAGTAAAGAGAAAGCCCAAGAGTTTATGAAAGACGGACCACCCTGCTTGCAGATATTGTGTCAGCAAAAGATATCGGAGGGCGGACGTAACAATGGATTATTTAATTTAGGTGTTTACCTACGTAAAGCATTCCCTGATTCATATGAAACAGAGATACTTACTTACAATGCAACGTATCTAGCACCACCGCTACCGCTTAATGAAGTGAACCTGGTGGCAAAACAATTAGATAAAAAAGACTATGCGTATAAATGCACCGATGCACCTATCAATGCGCACTGCAATAAAGATCTATGTCGCACACGTAAACACGGCGTAGGTGTCGGAACGCACGGCGCACCTATTGCAAACTTGCGTAAGTACAATTCTGTACCGCCAGTATGGTTCCTCGATGTTAATGGCGAACCACTAGAACTCGATACCGATGCTCTGCTATCACAAGCCCTGTTTCAAAAAGCTTGTATGGAACAGCTTAACTTCATGCCACCCACATCAAAGAAAATAGATTGGGAAGCACGCATCGCGGGTCTTTTAAATGAGATGAAAGAAGATGAAACAGCAGTCATCGAGGTAGCACAGGATGCTTCAACCAGCGGACAGTTCTACGATTTCTTAGATGAGTTCTGCCATCATCAACAAAAAGCTGAAGATAAAGAAGAGATATTATTACGCCGCCCATGGGCCGATGAAGATAAGAATCTTACTTACTTCAGACTTAAAGATTTTGAAGCGCATTTGCGTAAGAACAAGTTCTTTGAGTACAAGTCACACAAGATCGCACAGAGACTGCGTGACATAAACGGCGAGAGTGTCACCTTGAGAATAAAAAATAGAGTGGTAAGAGTTTGGGCCGTTCCTTTCTTTAATACAGATGCACTTGAGCTTAAATCAACTAAATTTGATGCAGGAGAATCACCTTTCTAATGATAGTTCGATGTGATGGCGAAACATGCCCTTTGAGAAAAAGTTGTAAACGAGCAGAAACTCCAGATCCAGATGAGTTTCCTGTTTGGGATATCGTGCGCTACACCATAACTAACGGTGGTAGCCAAGTTAAATGTTCTAACTTTATGGTGAAACTAGATGTTAAAAGCTGATGGATTTGATGACGCTATCATGGGCGTTTGTAGAATTTGTGGCAATCATGATCGGCTTGTCTACGATTACGATGCCTGTTTAAAAATACTCATGGATCGTGACGGGATGACTTGGGAAGAGGCAGAAGACTACTTAGAGTTTAATGTGCTGGGAGCTTACGTTGGTGAGCAAACTCCTGCATTTATTCATATGTTAACAATGGAAGAGGTAGAAGAAATTTATGGCAAAGACAGTTAATAAAAATAAAGATCGAGATGATGAAATTTGGTATATGTATACCGAACTTCTCATGACACTAACAGCCATCGGTAAAAAGATGGACTTAAGTAGAGAGCGCGTGCGTCAAATAATCGAGAAAAGAAAAAGAAGTGTTTAGATTATTTGGACCACCAGGGACCGGCAAAACAACAACTTTGCTGAACATGGTGGATAAGGCACTTAACGATGGCGTTTCTCCAACTAAAATTGCATTCTTAGCGTTTACCAAAAAAGCCGCGACAGAAGCAAAAGAACGTGCCGCCAAACGTTTCAATCTTGATCCTGAAAAAGATTTATATTATTTCAGGACGCTACATAGTCTTGCATTTAGTTTGATTGACGTTAACAAAGATCAGATCATGCAACCAGAGCACTACCGAGAATTAGGTAAGGCCATAGGCTTTGATTTAGAAGCTACGTCAGAAGGTGACAGCGACGAAGGCTTTGGTCAGGTAACTAAAATCAACCATCCGGTGCTTAACTTAGTTAACCTTGCGCGTTTATGTAAGTCTGATTTGCGCAAAGAATATAACCGCTCCAATATTTCACAAGATTGGGTTACTGTTAAATATATTCATGACTCGTATGTGAATTATAAAGAAGCTTTTAAGCTTTATGATTTTACAGATATGTTGGAACTTTTTATTAAAGAAGGTCATCACTTATGTCCAAATTTTGAATTAACTTTCTTAGATGAGGCGCAGGACCTTTCACCCTTGCAGTGGGATATTGCTCACCTGCTCGATGGTAAATCTAAAAAAATGTATTGTGCTGGCGACGACGATCAAGCTATTTATAAATGGGCCGGTGCTGATGTTGATCACTTTATCAATCTAGATGGCGGCGTTGAAACATTATCTCAATCGTACCGAATACCTAAGAACGTACACAATCTTGCCAATAATATTGCCTCACGGATCACGAACCGCTTTCCTAAAAAATATGAACCAAAACAAGAACTTGGGAGCGTTCAGCGTGTTTACTCTGTAGATGAACTAGACTTATCTCATGGCTCGTGGCTAATCCTGTCGCAGGCTCAATACTTTTTATCTAACCTTACCGAACAACTAAAATCTATGGGCGTGTTCTTTGAAACACGTCGCGGAGTGAGCGTTCCAGAAAACATTGCAACTGCTGTTATGAGTTGGGAAACATTGAGAAAAGGTAAAACAATTACCGGCAACCAAGCACGCAAAATGTATGCATACTTGTTAGCACACTACGGTGTTAAACGCGGCTTTAAAAAATTACCCGGACTCATGGACGACGATAAAGTAACCATGGATGAATTGGTCGCGGACCACGGACTTGCTGTTGATCCAACACTTATCTGGCATGAAGCGTTAAAATTAATACCTGAAACTGAACGAGCATACTTAACCGCGCTACTTAGACGAGGTGAAAAAATAACGGCTAATCCGCGCATAAAACTATCCACTATCCACGGTGCAAAAGGTGGTGAGGCAGACAACGTTGTTGTTCTTACCGATTTAACTTATGCCGCAATCAATCACGCAGAAATGTATCCGGATGACCTGCATCGAGTTTTTTATGTTGCAGTTACACGCACACGACAAAACTTGTTTTTGGTTGAACCTGAAAACAACGACCGTTGCTATTACATATAAGGAATAATAATTATGGCACTACAAATGGCACTCCCTGGAACCATCACCGCAACTGAATGGGTACCACCTGGAGAATTTCCAGACCTCACGGATGCAAAAGAAATCGCCATCGACGTCGAAACACGCGACCCAGACATTAAATCATTAGGTCCCGGCTGGGCAACTGGTAACGGCGAAGTCGTCGGCTATGCCATTGCAGTAGATGGATGGAGCGGCTACTTTCCTGTCGCACATCTAGGCGGCGGTAACATTGATAAACGCATTGTCTCTAAATGGCTAAAGAAAGTATTTGAATGCCCCGCAGATAAGATCATGCACAACGCACAATACGATGCCGGATGGATTCGTCGAGAAGGCTTCACGCTTAATGGACGCATTATCGATACTATGCTGATCGCCGCACTAATGGATGAAAACAGATTTAGCTATTCACTTAATTCATTAGCGTTTGATTTACTTGGCGACATAAAAGGCGAAAGAGAATTGGTCGAAGCCGCAAAGTCATTCGGACTCGATCCCAAGTCAGAAATGTGGAAAATGCCGGCAATGTATGTCGGATACTATGCCGAGAAAGATGCTGAACTAGCCCTTAAGCTGTGGAACTATTTTAAAATTGAAATAGGCAAAAATGACCTATGGCAAATTGTAGATCTAGAACTGAAGCTTCTACCCTGCTTGGTCGACATGACATGGAACGGTGTCCGCGTTGATCTAGACGGCGTTGAGAAAACACGCGACGCGCTGATCAAGCGCGAAAAACAAGCTATGAAACAAATTAAACAACTGGTCGGTAAAGATGTAGAAATCTGGGCGGCACGATCACTCGCAGATGCTTTTGATAAAGTCGGAGTTAAATATCCAAAAACTGAAAAAGGCGCACCGTCGTTCACGAAAACATTCTTAACTGATCATCCACACGATTTACCTAAGCTGATCGTCCAAGCGCGTAACTTAAATAAAACCCAAGGCACCTTCATCAACTCCATTGCAAAGTATGCCGGTAAGGATGGACGCATACACGGACACATTTCACAAATTAGATCGGACGACGGCGGTACCGTCTCAGGACGTATATCAATGTCGAATCCTAACCTACAACAAATACCGGCTCGCGACCCAGAACTCGGTCCCATGATCCGAAGCCTATTCTTACCCGAAGAAGGCGAGCAGTGGGCGGCTATTGATTTCTCGCAACAGGAACCACGGATCTTGGTTCACTATGCACAAGTTTATGGTAAGTCACGGAAGATGGAACTGCGCGGAGCACAGGACTTTGTTGATGAATACAACAAGGATCCCAACACGGACTTCCATTCGATGGTCGCAGAGATGGCAGGCATTCCACGTAAACAGGCAAAGACCATTAATCTAGGACTCATGTACGGCATGGGCGTGGGCAAGATGGCAATTGAATTAGGTATTGAGCAAAATGAAGCTAAACGTCTAGTCCAGCAATACCATGACCGCGTACCTTTTGTTAAAGGATTAATGAATGGTGTGACCTCAAGATTGAATGAACGCTCTTCAAGTGGTTCGGTGCGATCACTACTCGGACGTAAATGCCGCTTTGATCTATGGGAGCCTGATACCTTCGAGATGAACAAAGCTTTACCTTACGAAGATGCCGTTAAAGAATATGGTGACACCTGTCGCCTAAAGCGTGCCTACACCTACAAAGCCCTCAACCGATTGATTCAGGCATCCGCCGCAGACATGACCAAGAAGGCAATGATCGATATCTATGAGACCGGCAAAATTCCTCTGATACAAATTCACGATGAGATTGCCCTGTCCGTTAAAGATGCCGATGAAGCCCGACAGTATTCAGCAATGATGGAACAAGCCGTGCCCCTCGAGGTGCCCAATAAATGCGACATCGACCTCGGACCTAGCTGGGGCGAGTGCGAAGAAATTTAAAAGTCAAGGGGGGATAAATAAGCTATTTAATCCCCTTGACATTTATAAGATTTATCGCATATCATTAAGCGTGAGACTACTCCTCTCACCAGCCATCTAACCCTTGAAGATGGTTGACACTGCTATTCCCGCAGGTCTCCTTGCATTACCTGCGGGCTTTTTTAACCAACAATAAAAGTAAAAAAATGGATACAGATAAGTGGAAGTCGGTACTCGTACCGCGAAAAATTTACGACGAGATGAAATTAATTTGCAGAACCGAAGGACGAACGATCACGAACCAATTACAATTGATGTGGCGCGTGTACCGCGATTCGGAGTTTCATAAGAAAAATGACGATGTTGATCAACTACGTAAGGCGGGATTGTGAAAGGCGCGATAAAAAAGAAAATACATATAAATCAACATGTTATTCGTGAAAATGCAAAGACCGGAGAAAAAAAACCAGTGATCACGGTCAAGACGTATAAGTCGAATCACTACGCGAATGAAGTTGAAATACTCGGTAAATCTAAGATCATCTATTCGCCGGATAAACCGCTATCCTGCGGAGCTAAAGTCTGGATCGAAACCAATGCCGACGTAATACTAAAATAAAACTTAAGGAGTAAAACTAACTATGGCAGAAAAACACATTTTTGTAGGACTTACCTATGAAATCATCGACGAATACAAAACATGGCTCGAAGAGCACGGTGCCACAAAACAAGAATCCTTCGCCTACGCCCAAGGACTACAAGACTTCTTCGACGATCCGAAGACTGTCCGTAAGTTCTTCGTCCACAGCCACCTACAACGAGGCAATACTGAATGAAAATAGTTTTTGACGATGTCATTAAAGCGCACGCCTTCTTTATGGAATGCGATCAACTGCATAAAGAAGAAAACGTCGCTATCGTGGAGGCGGATGACGGCAAAGCCTACATCCTCGACGCGCATGGCTTGAAAGAATTTGATCAAACTATCACTTACCTAAAACTCGGCGCGAATAGTGACCTTCGCGTCGCTGTAGGACTCATCGGTCACGAACCACGAACATAAAAAGGAAATACTATGAATGACGATCTTAAAGATAAAATTAAAAAAGGCATTATCTACGCAATCATTATCATCGGTGCCTACGTCGCACTAAGCGCAGTCACCAAGGCAGTCTTCGCCGATACCTACCTAGTATCGCCCAACGGCACATACCTCGGTAATCTCAACAACAAGTACGATACCAACAGCATCTATAATAAATATGGACGCTATGGCTCTAAATACAGCCCCGACTCCATCAACAATCCTTATGGAAAATACGGCTCTAAGTACAGCCCCTATAGCCCCAACAATCCATACGCGACACAAGCACCAATCATCATCAACCGCGGCTACACTAGGTACTAATCATGTCCGCTTATGATAGATTTCAACCACCAGGGCACGCCGATTCCGACGTCAATGAAAACGAAGCACAATTCGCTTGGGATAGAGCGTATAACGCCTTCCTCGACGACTTCGATTACTTCGAAAGCTTCAGTGACCAAGAAACACGAACCGCGCTTGCTGAAAAATTCGCCAACGAAAACTGGTACACCTACATGGAGGATCTATAATGATCGAATTTATCGGCATGCTTATGCTCTTTCTCATCTTCGCCGGTATAATATCCGGCATCCTCTCTTTGCTATGGACGGCTTGGGACTATCGAAAACAAAAAAAGGAACACGAGGGTTGACATTGTCGTAGATACGACTATACTCACCACAGGATAAATCATTTTTGTCCTCCTCGTAGTTAGTGATAAAGCCTCGGCATTCCCTCATGTCGGGGCTTTTTTATGCTATTCTCGTTAAAACAACTACGGATCACGAACCATGTCCCTAGAAGACCTATTCGATCAAGTCGAACACATAACCGAGACAGAACTCGATTACGAAGCAACGAGAGAGGCTACAGAGGCTTTAATCGAAAAATTAGTAGGTATGGACATGTGCATGCCTTCGGTTGTCTCAGCCATTCTCACGACCACTATGATTCAATTGATTGCTACAAGCCCCAGCAACCAAATTACTATGGCAATGCTATCCTCCTGCCTTACCCGCGCTTGTCGGGAACTGAGCGAGGTCGACGACCCGCGGATCACGAGCCAGTGGCAGATGGGTAGCGACGAACTGCACTAGGTCGTTAGTTAACGCGCCTATATAGTGATTTATCTGAGAAATTATTTTTTTTAAAAAAATTAAAAAATAGCCGTTACAGCCGTTACAACGTTACAGGGGCTCTAAGTCCCTTATATATAAGGGTTTTATTGTAACACTACTGTGTAACAGGAAATCAGGAGTTACCTGAGTTTATGTAACAGGCGATTTCGCCTATAATGCCTCCCTGAGTTTTTTTTTTTTTTTTTTTTTTTTTTTCTGAAATAAATTACTATATAGGGCATTATCTTAGACCATCTTAACGTTAAGCAATTTTTGACCCATGATGCCTGAAAAACAGAAAACTAAGAATCTTGGTGGAAGACCAAGAGTACATGCCGATAGCCCCCTCACCCGTAAGCAAGAACTTTTTGTTAGAGAGCTGGTGAGTAAAGACGGGCAGATAACTAAAACCGAAGCCGCAGTAAATGCTGGCTATCCAGCTAAGACCGCCACAGCCGCGGCAAGTCGGCTAACTAATCCAAGACATAATCCACATGTGTGTAAAGCGATCAAGCTCTATCGTCAGGAACTAGATGAAAAGTTTGGTATCGATTATCAGCGTCACCTGCGTGACTTAAAAATTATTCGAGATAAAGCTTTGGAAGCGGGAGCGTATTCTGCCGCAGTACAAGCTGAGTATCGTCGAGGTCAGGCGCAGGGCGATATTTATATCAGCAAAGCTGAGATTAGGCATGGAAGTATCGATTCGATGTCTAAAGATGAAGTTATGAAAGCACTAAACGATTTAAAGGAAAATTATGTCAGAGTCATTGATGTCACTCCCGAAGGGGATGTTACCGAGGGAAGCGAGGAAGAATCGAACGGAGTCGGGCTTCTACAAGATGATCAAATCAGCGATGGAGAAATCATCGAGGAATCTGATACACACGAGGATGGAGACGTGGGCACTCCCAGGGATTCCTGATCTATTAGTTTTTGACGAGCTAGGTAAATTTCACTTTATTGAACTCAAACACACTACCACCAATAAGGTGGAGTTACGTCCGCACCAAGTTGCGTGGTTATCGAGGCATGATAAAGGAAGCTGTTGGATATGGGTTCGTCAGAAAAAACGATCTATGAAAAAATCTAAAGTTTATATCTATCATGCACGTCAGGTGGTGGACTTACGTTTAGACGGGCTATCTGTTGAGCCGTTTTATGAGGGCGAAGACCCTTTTGATTTTGATGCCATATTTAACTTGACATTCCCACATAGCTAGATAAAATCCCATACGTTGTTAACTACACTATGAGAAAACAATGAAGGAAGAGATAGAAGACTTTTTGTTTCAGGATTTTCAAAACCTTTTGTGTGAAGCCATGCGCAGTAATGTTGGCTATTCTAATCGAGATGGCGAATTAAAAGAGCTAGTGCAGGAAGCTACATGGAAGGGGTCAGCAAAATCATATGAAGCATTGGGGGAGTATTTATTTTTAATTGCCTATGATCAGGCACGTGAAGAACTAAAACGGGAGGTAGGATAAGTGTTTTTATTAGACTGGATAATGGGGTTAATACATGGAAAGTATTATAAAGAAGCCAAGAGAGACCTAAATAGAAGGCGCAGAAGATAACCAACACAAGCCCGTTAATTCGGGCTTTTTTGTGTCCGCAGTATATTAGTTGACATTATCTTATACCCAGATTATATTAAGCACTTCACTAATCTAACGAGGGATTTATCGATGAAAATACAAATAAGCAAAGAGCGATCAGTAGAACTATCCGAATTAACTGAGACAGACGCCCTAATTTGGGCGAGTGCGGTATATCTAGTCACGCCCTACAGCAGTCATATTGCCGAGATGACTGATGAAGATTTTGACACATTTATTGAAGAAAATTGCCTTGAGGAACATGAGTACAAGTCTGCCCAATATATCTGTCAGAGAATTGACGATTTAGCGTCGTACTTATTACATTCAATAAAAAAATAGAGAGGGCAAACAATGAAAGAATATAAAGTAGCACTACATTTTGAAGAGGGTGTTGTAGTACACGTAAACGCTACTAGCAAGGAAGAGGCGCATAAAACAGTATTTGATATGGTAGATCAGTATGGGGCAGGCTCTTTAAGTGGTGAAGTTGTTCATAGAGATTGGCAAATAGATCTAATAGAGGAGCGCGACTTAGAGCCAAAAACCAAAGAGTATCGTGTCAGTTTTGTACCTACTGAATCTCTTAATGGCTTTACTGTAGAAGCCTTTAGCGAGGAGGAAGCTAACGAGATAGCTTTGCAAGACTTGCGGGACATTATTGAAATTAAAGAGATGGAGGAGTAGATATGGGAAAACCTAAAGAATATAACGTTCACATTACTGTGCATTATCGTCTTAACATTGAGGCGGATAGCGAAGAGCATGCAAGAGAGTTAGCTGAATTTGAAAACTGGGAGGATAACTTTACAGATTGCATCATTGATGTTGAGGAGAGGGAGGAGTAGATATGGAAGATTTAACTTTAGATTCTGATTTTTTCTTTAAAAAGTATAAGCCCGTTCGCAGGGAAGATGGCGAGAACCATGAATATTATTTCGAGACGTATGGTGATGACTTTGAGTTTGTTAAGGCGCAATCACCGGAATATGTGTGGACAGTAGTTGATGGCGATATAGGCACATACATTGTGCAAGGCTTACGTTTTGTAAATCGAATAAATTATTTGATTGCAACAAAGCCGTATAAAGAGGGCGAACCCGATCACTATATCGATCATCTAGACAGCGATATGGATGACCTATATTGGAATAATTCGTCGCACACTATTAGTTGACATTATCTTATAGCCAAACTATATTAAGCACTTCACTAATCAATTGAGGGATTGAGCAATGAAAATATCAGAATTAACGCAGGAAGAGATCGATTTTTTAGAGGAATCAATAGAAATAGGTCGATCTGAGGATAATGAAATTGTTATCACTTCCCTGAATGCCGATATTGAGGGCGATCACAACGGCAATCATTATGGCGATCACAACGGCAATCATTTAGGCGAACACGAAGGCGATCATTGGGGCTATCACTATGGTTATCACTATGGTGATCACATAGGCGATCATGAAGGTAATCATGAAGGTAATCACTTTGGCGATCATCGGGGTTATCACGGCGGCGATCACTTCGGCATACACAGAGGCAATCATAAAGGCGATCACTTTGGCGATCACATAGGCGATCATTCGGGCGATCACTTTGGCGATCACAAGGGCGATCACAGGGGCGATCGCGTAGGTAATCACTATGGCGATCACATAGGCGATCATTATGGTTATCATAAAGGCATACACAGAGGCAATCACAAGGGTGATCACTTTGGCGATCACGACGGCTATCACGAAGGTAATCACTATGGCGATCACGAAGGTAATCATGAAGGTAATCATGAAGGTAATCACTATGGCGGTCACGAAGGTAATCACGAAGGTAATCACTATGGTGATCATAAAGGTGATCATGAAGGTCATCACTTTGGCGATCACGAAGGCGATCACTTAGGCATACACAGGGGCTGTCATTTAGGCGAGCACCTAGGCGATCACTTTGGCGATCATTGGGGCGATCACTATGGCAATCACACAGGCATACACGACGGTCAGCATAAAAACGATTACTATTGAGGGTTCTACTTGCAATAGTCTTATATTTATCTTACTATTCAACTTCACTAATCAATTGAGGGATTGAGCAATGAAAATATCAAAACTAACGCAAGAAGAGATCGAGTTTCTAGAAAAGTCTATTAAGATCGGTCGGACGAATATGAATAGACTTGTACTTACTGAAATTCATGCTGATCTTGAAGGTTCTTTTTTTGGCTATCATAAGGGCTGGCATTATGGTGATCATCACGGCGGTCATCTTGGTGATCATCAAGGCAGTCATAGAGGTAATCACTATGGCGATCACGAGGGCGAGCATCAAGGTAATCACATAGGCGTTCATGAAGGTGATCATGACGGTAGTCATTTTGGCGATCACAAGGGCACTCACATGGGCGATCACTATGGTGATCACAAGGGCGATCACAGGGGCGATCGCGTAGGTAATCACTATGGCAAGCACACAGGCAATCACAACGGCGATCACTATGGCGATCACATCGGCAAGCACTACGGCGATCACAAAGGCGGTCACGACGGCGATCACGAAGGTAATCACTTTGGCGATCACAAAGGCGGTCACGAAGGCGATCACAAAGGCGATCATAAAGGCGATCACTATGGCGACCACGACGGCGATCATTGGGGCAATCATAAAGGCGATCACATAGGCGATCATGAGGGTCACTACTTCGGCAAACACTATTGAGGGTTATACTTGCAATAATCTTATAATCATATTACTATTAAATTTCACTAATCAATTGAGGGATTGAACATGTTGAAAACAGTAGCACTATCACTAGCGAATAAAACAGCGGGTTGCGCTGTTACATATAGAGCGGGTTCCCGTGAGCGTTTTGGCACATGTCCGAATACATGCGAATTAAATCCATGCGCGGATAAATCGACAAATAAGATTGATCTTAAATATTTGCGTGCTTTGATTGATGCTGTCCCGCCCAAGGGTAAATCATTCACATATACACATTTTGCGCCTCACTATTGGCGCAAGGAATTAAAAGAGGGTGGGACTACAGTTAACTATTCTGCAAGGGATGAAAAAACCGCCATCAAGTATTTTAAGCAGGGCGTTCAATGCGTCACTGTGGTTAATCCTGATCATTGGGAAAACAATAAAAAATCTTACAAGCGCGACGGCGTGCAATTTGTTAGATGTCCGCAGGAGCAATATAAAAACTTAACTTGCGGAGTGTGTAAATTATGCGCTCATCCTGACCGCAATCACGTAATTGTTTTTACTCAACACGGATGCGCAAAAGATAATCCAAAATGTTATGCCGATAATGGGCACGTTCTAATACATTGGAATGCTACCAAGAAAAAAGGCGCGGACAATGACGCTCAAGCTTTGCGGGATTTTGCCGAGTCTTTACCCATTGGCACAGTATTGCGCCACCATGTAGCAGGCGATATTGGGCGAGAGTTGCAATAGTCTTATATTTATCTTACTATTAAATTTCACTAATCAATTGAGGGATTAAAAAATGACAACAGCACAGATTAATCGACTAGCACAAAGAAATAACGCCATACAAAAAAACACGTTGCGCTTGCGTGATACTTGGCAGACTAAGATGCGCGGCGGCGATAATCTCGAATATCAACTGTATTGCGAATTATCGGACGATAAGCCGTTAAAGTCTTTTGATGAATGGCTGGCATCATAAGCTAGTTAATTGTTAACACTTATCCCGCGCGGTCGATCGGTCGCGCTCCAAAACCTACCAACCCGCCCCGTGAACCGCGAGGCGGGTTTTTTTATGCGTGATCAATGGTGCGTGGTGCGCGGAAATTTGACCGCCGTGCTCGTGATCTGGCGGGTTTTCAATGCCCGTTGCAATAATCCCATATACCCGTGTATACTGACCGCTCACTAATCAATTGAGGGATTGAAAAATGAAAACGTTTAATTTCACTATTTCATGTGATCTTGCGGTCGCAATAATTAATGACGATCGCACCGGCTTAACGGATGATGATGAGCGCGCCATTGAGGCATGGTACGAAAAGCACAATATTGGGTGGATTAACATGGTCGACGATTGCGAGATATTGCACGGCACCCAATGTGATATCACGGGGCTGTGGAGTGATTGCGTTGACGTTATTGCGTATGAGTCAGTCCGGTATGATATGACGCCCTGCAATATGTAGGCATGGAATTAGACTTTAACGATAAACAAGCAACTAATGGAGTTAGCATGAGCAAAGTGAGAAGTAAACATAATGATTTATTAAATTACTTTTTATACGATGAGAAATATTTATCAAAAAAATATGTATCAAAGTGTAAAAAATTATTTAAAGAGTTAGACAAAAAACAACACAATTAATAGGGGTTATAAAAAATATGAAAACGTTTTATTCGATTGACTATGATACCGAGTACGGGGGCGCAAATTTTGCTGGCGAATATGAGAGTTATGGCGCATTCATAGAAGCGGCGAACAAAGCAGGTCGTGAATCGGGCGTGTTGGGTAGTGATGAAAGTGTACTGGATTGTGATCATGAAATTGAGGGGGGCGTATAATATGAGCGACTTACTATATTGTCAGCATGAGGGCGAAGATACTTGGTTCGAGTATGACGGATATGGAATTCCACTATGCAAGGTGTGCGACCGATGCCATGACGCCAAGATGGCGCAGTATCGTTCGGACATCCGTGAGCATTATGATACTGATGAGTCCATAGATTAATCGAGCACTATCCGCGCAACACTAGCCGGCTATTAAGCCGGCTTTTTTATGTATGTTGCATTTATCCTATATTCCAGCTTATAATGAGCACTCACTAACTAATGAGGACTAAAAACATGGAAGCAATAGCAATACCATATAGCGCAATTTATACAGACAGCGACGTATCCCCAGAGATGCGCGAGGCATGCGGGTTGATTCCTGAATTCTTTGCGCGAGCCGTTGCCGAGGGCGCGGACACACTGAACAAAGTGTGCTCATCCATGAGTGATTATTACGGCTTCGGCAATAGTTGGAATTTCGACGGCACGATCACAGCCGAGGGCGTTTACGTATCCCCGTATGAGGATGATGACGATCTCGAGCCGCTAGGACATTGGACATCGAACACGGGCGGATTATTCGATCTATTCGTGTA